TAGGCTTTAGCCCTTTCTTACGTCTCTGATGAATATTATACCAAAGACCTTTTTTAACTTCTCTACCGTCTTTTGTTATGTGAGTATCTTTTTCTTCTGCCTGCTCTCCAGGTGTTGTCTTCTTAGCTTTCTTAGTAGACTCTGGTGTACCCCAGTCTGGCTTATCTGCATACATGGATTTAGATTCGTTGAACTTCTCATACCTAGGTTCATCAGCAGGATTTAGTTTAGCCACATCATCCAGCCAGCATCTCCAACGCTCACTCTTAGCCTCAACAACAACGTAGTTAGTACCAAGAAACTGGATCTCTCCAACAACACCTGTCTCTTTAATTACCACCTGCTCACCTAGATCAAATAATTTCTTATTAATATATGATTCGCGTAGCTCAGATACTGGTGCTAATTGAATATGACGCTTAAATTCTTTTTCTTCTTTTAACCCCATGCCTTTACGCACGTCATTAAACAAACGACGCGTATCAGTGTTAGACATTGTATTAGGGACGCCTTGACTAAACTGAGTAAAGTCATTACTAGATGCAGCTGCTCTTTGCTTGGTAGCTGAAGCACCTGAGGCATCTTCTGCATCTGGATCACGGTCACCTGCTGATACAACTTTGATAGACTCAAAGTTATAAAAACCGTGACGCGCTCTCTGTCCGTTGTATTTGTTTAGTAGAATATCAAATTCTTGAACTCTATCAGAACCAGCTACTAAAACAACGTTACGGAAACCTTCTTCATAAAGAGCAGTTAGAGCTTCAATAACAGTTCTAACCTTCTTATTAATCATAACCTGACGAGCATGCTTAGGAAACATCTTACGTACGTGTTTCACTTTTGCTGTATAGTCTAGAGGGTTTTTGTTCTTGTCTGTAGTCTGAGAAAGATAAATCTTATAAGGATTACGACCAGCCGCAGAGGCTAGTTTGTCTAGTAACTTACCATGACCAATAGTAGGCGGGTTCATTCTACCAAAGGTAAAATAAACGGTTTTAGCCTCTTCAACAAGATACTGACTAAATCTGTGAATCATTATTATTACTTCGCACGTTTACGTTGTTTTTCTAACTCTCTAGTGTGTGGTCTAAGTTTAATAGCCATACGCTGAATTCTTGGTTTCATCTTATCTAGACGCTTTTCAATCTCTGCTCTACGCTGAGGTGAAAGTTCGTCACGGGATTTACCTTTTGAAAGTTTCTTGAACATTTTCGCACGAGCTTGCTTCATTGATCTATTATCAATGACAGCTTTGTTCGCGGTGCGCTGTAAGGCTTTTTTACGGCCAATAGCGACGCGAGTCTTATATCTCTTCATTTGACGTGATTTAGCAAGACGAGTTTGTGTACTAAGGACTTCAGTAACAGTCTCTTCGTTTGTTGGCGCTTTGATCTCGTTACCACAGCATTCACATTCTTCACCAATGTCAGACATTGGGTGCTTACCACCACAATGCTCACAATCAGGGCCGCAACCACAAACAGCTTTTTGTTCTACTGCTTCGCCAACAGGACCACCAATAGTCCCACCAACTACACCACGGCGTCTTTTCTGTGCTCTATACTGTAGGTATCCATCTGGATCAATATTTTCGTCTTGCTCAATAGGAGCAGCCATAAGTTCTTTAAATGTAAACATCTATCTTCTTCCCGGTTTATCCCATCCCTTAAGTATATCGGGTGAAAAGTTGTTGTATGAGAATTCCATACGATCAACAATTTTCACTGCATCACCACCAAGTCTGTCAATTGCTACGTAACCTTCTTCACCAGTTACTTTATAACCATTTCTTGTTTTTACAAACGTATCAACTGAACTTAACTTATTGAGATTATTTATAAGTTTTAATTTAGCGAGTACGATTAATTTTTGTAAATCAAATATGCGCTTTAGATTATCTTTATTTTCTTCTGAAAAAAACTCTAGAATAGTGTTTAACTTATCTCTTTGAGCTCCTTTACCCTTTTCTGTTTTACGGGCTGCTATTTCTTTTCCGTACTTGAGCCTGATCCATCTAATGAGCATAGATACATGTCGTTTTGTATCTCCAACAATCTCTCCTCGTCTAACGTATTTGTTATTGAATGTTTCAATGAGTATGGGTAGATCGGGGTGAGATTCGAGTTGTCTAAGAGTTGTTCCTGAGATTTGGTTAAATAATTTACCAGCTTGTGAAAGATATTCATTGACAGCCTCCGTATCACGTTTGTTCATAGTCAGTTTTGTTAGATCACGAAGCATAGCGTCCTGTGACCAGACATTCTTTGATTTTCTAAATCTTGTAACATCTACACCATAAGAAGCTTTCATTGATTCAAAAGTTCTACCTGTGTATGTAGTATGCCATACAATACCTATTTTAGCTGATTTCAAAGCTTTTGCTGTCTGTGAATTATCAGGTAAAGCGTATACTATGGTGTTAGGGTGGAAAGTAATGTATCTTTGGCCTGCAATAGTTGCTCTTTTAAGATCTCCTGGCCCGAACAAGAAGTCACCCTGGACAACTCCCTTAATCCCGAGATCTGGCAAGTATTTAAGAGCCAGCTTGAGCTTAGCATTAAGATCACCAGAAGTGTCGGAATCAACATCAGCTTCTGTCTTATAAACCACGGGTCGTTTGTTGAAGATCCCTTTCTTCGCAACAAAAAATACGTTGTCAGTAGGGTCGATACCTGCAAAGATAGCAGGGGCACCATCCCACTTAACGCTAACACTTCCTTCATGAGATCCTCCTAACATGTCCCTCAGACTACGCAGAGCTAGGATAGCCTGACGTGTACCTTTAACACCACCGTAGATAACCTTATCTTCGATGTGCGTCATATGAGTGTTTTTCTGTTCGGTTATGAATTCTAAAAAGTTCATTATCGTTTTCTTACCAAGATAAGATCAAAAGAAGAACTAATTGTGCTACCAGCAGAAGCAATTGCTCTTACTTCAATATCTGCTTTTTCCGGTATTTGCAATGGTATATCAAAATTTCTTGTGTGATAACCTCCTGGAACATCCATAATATCTCTTGTCCTAAAACTTTGATATCCAGTATCAAATACTCGAGTATACAACGAAACCGTAGTTGCATCATTATAACTTCCTACACCAACATTCCAAGTTGTTAAATATCCAATACAGTGTGCTGGAACTGTATATAAAGCAAGTTGTGTCTGCCCTAATCCAAAAGTTGATCCAGTTCCTATGGTGCCAATATCTGCTAATACTGTTCCGCTTCCACCAGCTCCTGTTGTAATTAACACAGTACCGACATTTGTTCCAACAGATCCTGACTCGACAACAAAAGCTCGGAACACTCTTAAAAATTCTACTGTTCCAACAGATCCACCTACTGTTAATGTTTCTTGTATATTGTTATAGTTTCCATCCAATCCTTGGACTGTAACGGTTCTTGCACCTGTACCAGCAGCAGCATCATCAGCATCATCACTTGTAACATAAACAGTAGAAGGAGAAGTCAAATATGAATAAACTCCACCATACATCCAAATAGTTTCTGGTACACCGCCCACATTTGGATTTCTACCAAACTTGTGTATGTAATCTACATTAACAACTCTTTTTTCAGAAATATCTACTTTTTCTGCTAAATGAGTGTTTGCTAAATATCTATTTACTGCCATTAGTTCTCCTGACCCATAGATGGCACAGCCATTGTTATACCCTTACTAATGGCTTGATAGACCTACTGGTGTATCGTTCCATTTCTACATCGTTTGGTTTTACATTCTTAATAGCAATGATCTCACCAAAGTCAGGTTGATTTGTTTCTGTCTGAATGAAAACCACTTCGTGACTTTTAAAATAATAGTTATAGGCCAACTCTTGATACCGTTTACGAATACCTTCATATCTCTCTGCATTAGCTTCTTTTAACGCATCCATCTTAGAACCAGAGATTTCAGGTGCACCTCTTACTGGAGTAATACCATTCTCATAACAAGCCAGCTGCAGATCAGCTTCTACAGCTGTCATACCTGGTATGTTACCACCCAGCTTGAAGTCAGCAACGTAGTCTTTTGTAGCTTTATTCTTCCACTTAACAGCTTTCAATTCGTATTTATAGGCACCCATAACAAGGTCAACACCAGCACTAGAACCACCACCGAGATGTCCATTAGATGTTAAGAGGAAGAATACTGCTTCAGAAGGACCAACACCCTTTAGAGGTAAGTTATGAAGCTTCTCATACTGACCTCGGTCATCTTTCTTAAGCATACGTACCAGCTTGTTGTACGCTTCTTTATCTAAACGGTCCAATGCCATGTCTGGATCGAAAGATCCAAACATATGCTGCTGATATAAGGACTGAATCTCTCTCTTATACTTTAGTGTCTGAAAGTCAGCTGAAGTAAGGTTAAAAGATGTTATCCTAGTAGCGCGTTTTATAAAGTTGTTATCTAATACCATAACTATATTTATAAGTAAAGGGGCTCACGCCCCTTTTTGCTTAACGTAGATATGAGGACCTTCCTGTACTACCGTATACATGTCCTCGTAGCAAGAGTCTTTGACAAGATTGTCAATCATCCTTTGAACATCCGCAATCTCCTCCACACTCGCATTCTTCCCCAGTAGAGTCGGATCCTTCTTGTTGTTGATCCATTCCATCATTCAACTCCTTCGTCTTGCGTCTA